GTTGTCGATCAGTACAATTCTCTTGAAATACCGATCTACGTGCGCACAGATAACCCGGCGGTGTTTGTGGCTGAAGGATTCCCGCTGCAAGGGGATGGCTACACAGGGTCATTGCCGATTACAGCCGATGTCACTATCCGCAGGGCGCAGAAATTCAAGCTGCTTCCATTCGAGACAGTGGATTATGTGTATGGCGCGGCAAGTGGAACAGTAACTGCGAATGCCGATGGTGAGATTACGCTCACAGGATTAGCAATTAATTCCACTCAGACAACAATTGAGCTGTCCAGAAGCCTGCTGAATACTCCCGCAACTATCAATGTTTCCGCCGGTGGCAATGCAACAATCACTGAAGGTGCTACATTCAGCCGGACTATTACATTTACTGACGGGGAGGATAACGACGCAGCGGGAAGGACTTACTCAATAGACTGGTGCGGGACTAATCAAAGCGGGTCAGTTTCTGCGGGAAATTTTTCATTCAATATCAGTCGCCTATTTAATTCCGCTGGATCGTGCTTGGTATCGGTTACGGTTACTGATGGCTCCGGAGAATCTGATTCTGGATCATTCACGATAACGATAAATGAGGCTGGAGGCGGTGGCGATCCTGCTGAAGGCTTAAGTATCAGCGTTGGTGCCAGATCGTTTGTTGATGAAGGAAACACATTTAGTCGAGTCATATCTTTCTCTGACGGTGAAGATTCTGGCGGCGATGGGTGGTCATACGAAGTTCAGTGGGGTTCTCTTGGAACTACCAGCGGAACAATACCAGCCGGTTCGAATGCTTTCACGATTAGCAGATTGATGTCTGTCGGCAATAAATTTGCCACTCATCTAGTAACCGTAACCATCAGCGACACGTCATCAGTGGGCGATACGGCTTCTGCTTCATTCCAGTTATATGTGCGTGATTTACCAAGAACCGGTACGGTTAGCGGAGCTGCCACGGCAACTGTTGGGGTGCCATATACGATAACGGTAAATACAACAGATCCCGGCAATGAAACGATTCTCGCGTATGCCGTGCAGTGGGGTGACGGCAACAGTGATGATCAGCTGACTCATACATATTCAACTCCAGGAACGTACAAGATTACCGTCTGGACGCTTGATGAAGAAGATATGTACCGGATTGGGTCGATGTTGGTTAATGTTGTGAATCCTTAATTTAAGGAGGCAATAAAGTGATGAATTCATTATCAGATCAGTTTGAAAATAAGATGTTATTCAGGCGGATATTGATTCTTTTGATTATGGGATATCTGTTCATGGCCTCGCACGAGGCATATCTGTTTGCCATGAAGTCACTCGAAAGCAGCTTTAGTGCAGCTGAAGTTGCGGGCGTGATTGCCGCAATGCACGGACTCCCGCTTGCTTTGATTGGGTATCTGTACAATTTCTACTCAAAGGATCGACTGGAATGCAAAAAAGGAAATGAACAATGACAAATATTCTCATCGGAATAATCGTATTCCTTCTTTCAGTTGGCGGGGCCGGATTCATCGGCCTTGACCATGGAATGAAGATAAAAAACGCTGAATGGCTTGAGAAAGAGGCAAAGCAACAGGAAAAGCTTGCTGTTGAACTCGGGAAGGCCATGGAACGTGTTGCAAAACAAAATGAACAGAATGAAATTACTTTATTGAGGGCAATCAATGAAAAAGACAATGTACTTAATCGGCTTACCGCTGATCTTGCTGACGCTCGTAGGGTGCAGTTCCGTGTCAAAGCGGCCTCTTGTGATGGAGACGCCTTGCGAGGAAAAACCGAAGGTACCGGCGACGCTACTGAATCCACCGGTGGATCTGGAATACGAATCTCCGGAGGAGTTTATCAAGACATTCAAGTCACCGAAGAAGAATTAAGCGACGGGATTTGGGAGTTATACCGCGAGCGCGAAACCCTTAAGGCGTATTTCAAGGCTGTTAAGAGTGAGGTTGAGCAGATCGTCGAGGTGGTTGAATGAGGTATGCAGTTGCCATTGTGATTGTCGCTTGTCTTGTGTCGTTGCCTTCGGCGTCAGTTTCTGCTGATGGATATCAGGAAACAAGATGTTGTGTGGAAGAAATCAAGCGCAATTCTTACGGCAAGATATTGAGAAGCTGGAAGGTAAAGAATGAATTCAGGAAACGATGGCCATGCCCGACCGGAGCGGCATTATATGATTCGTGTGACGGGTGGCAGATAGATCACACAATTCCGCTTGCCTGTGGAGGGAAAGATGAGGTATCAAACATGCAATGGCTGCCGGTGGAAATAAAGACCTGCGCCGGAAGTTTATGCAAGGACAGGTGGGAACGTAAAATTTACTGCCAGGAATAATGACAAACACAACTCATATTTATGTCGGCGCACCGTGTCCGCCGGACGTAATTAAGCTTCTAAAACGACACGAACTTATTTTGGGAAGAATTATGACTAAAGTTAATGAATTGGCTGAAAAACTGAATGTGATCAATGCTCAACTGCACAAGGCAAGTGCGGAAATTATCGGGCAGATTAATGCCCTTCAGGACGCGCTCACTGATGTTGAGTTGCCTCAAGAAGCAATTGATGCAATGAATGAGCTGGAATCTATTGCTCAGGCTCTGGATGATCTGAACCCTGATGCGCCGCCGCCAGTTGAAGATCCCGAAGATGACGAAAGCGGAATCACGGAACCTTTGCCGGAAGAAGCGCAGCAGCCATAATCTGGGCACAATCCAGTCAGTCCAAAAAATCCCGTCACGGGTTATTCTTGTGGCGGGATTTTGCTTTCTCGTTAAGAGTATCGTTCACCCATGTGCTAAGAGTTTCCCCGGCCAGTTCAGCTGCCTCTTTCCATGCCTCTTTGTCACCAGGGTGACACCAGATATTTAGTCTGGATGATCTTTTTTCAGACTCGGGCTTCGTGTTGTTACCTTTTTTTCCTGTCAATCCATGCTTTTTAGTCATCTTGTCCGAGTTTCTCCATGTTGTTGCGCTCATGCCAAGCAGCACCATCAAATCTTCTTTTGCGTCAGCGAGTCTTTGTCTTGCGCTTGTTGTCGCAAGCAAATCTTTCCGCGCATGCACTCTTGCTGAAAGTCTTGCATCATTTTTTTGGATGTAACCAGCCAAGTCTATCGGGGCGCGTGTTGTTACATCAACTACTCCGCCATCTGGTTGATAGTCGTTAATGTATCGCGGGTAATGATGGGGCGGAATGATGTCAATTGACCCGAATCCAGATTCTTCTATGTGCCCGTCACTTCCCTTCATTGCCGTGTCGTAAATTGATTCTGCCTCCGCTTTGCTGCCCGCGTAGCAAAAGAAACCGTCAATCGCAACGACCCATTTGTCAGTAGGATTTGCTGTTGCGAACATACTGATCGTATTTTTTTCGTTTCTCATTTTCCCGCCTCCTTTTAGAGTTTAGTTATTTAAATCAACCCCGCATTGCGCGGCAAGGTTGGCAAATTCTTCCGCGTCGGACCCTTCCCATACTGGGTCTGCGTTGGTGTCGGCCACACGGAACTCCCAGCCTTTTGGGTGAGGCAAGGCGTAGAATCTTATATACCAATCAGCCTCACCTTCGTGTCCGGATACGTACCCTCCGCCGATTTCGCGCATGTGGGTAATCCCGTGTATCTTTGCTTCAGCTCTGATTCCTGCGCTATTAAATTCAGCGATTTCTATGTCATATTCCATTTTTCTCTCTCCTGATTAATTACTGCATGTGAGTAATTATACCGATCTAATTTAAAATATCAACCTATTTTGAATTTATCAACAAAACTTTTTCTTAAACAGGAAAAACAAACGCTTCCGCACATACCCCATCGCATAAAGTCTTCCCATCGGATATTTAATTCCAGGGAATGCAATCATGACCGTATCTAACACGCAGTATCTGAAAGGCTTTTACGACGTAACAAAAGCGCTCGGCGCAAAGATTATTTCAAGCGACTTCACGTTTGAAATTGCCGGATTTGAGCAGAATTATTTGCTGTGCAAGCAAGCGCCGTGGCCAGAGGTTTCGCCGGAAGGCGAGATTGAAGTGTCATCGCCACTTGGCGCGGCCTATGTTCAGCCACAACAAATAAAGATTAGGCACCAGGGGCCGGTTACGTTCATGGAAACAACCCAAGGATCGATCGATAACATGATGGTTAACCTTATTACTTCTGGCGGGATATTTAACGCCACGGTGTACGAAGGAACGCCGCAGCGGTTCTTGAGGGCAAAGAAGTTGGTTGACTGCTTCATTCAACTAGATGACCCGGATCGTGATTGGGAAAACCGCTCGCAAATATTGCTGTTTAGCGGAACCCTGCACTACCACTATTTTGGTGAAATAATTCCGGGAAATTCTGAAAACTACAGTTAATCATTTTGAATGGCCACAATCTCTGACCGCGTAGACGAGTTCCTGTTGCAGGAACGCATGACATCAAACATGCTGGACACGCCTATTGCGTTATCCATGGCTGTTTCTGCGACAGTATTCTATGCCGGGTTTGCTGGCATCGAGTCCCGTGATGCGCTTACACCGCCGTTGCCGAAAATATCGCCTGATACGTTGCTGAGTGATTCCGAGTGGGCTGTAATTCGTCCGCTGTTCTACCTGTATTGCGAGAGAGAAACGGCCATACAGTTGGAGGCATCAAGAGGCGCTGGTGTCGATGTGTTTGCCAGGTCATCAAGCGAGATCGGGCAGGAGATCATGCAGATCGAAATGGAATTGCCGAAGCGGGCATTTGTGCAAGATATAATCACTGTATAGCAGAAAGAGGGATGTAAATTGGGCATTGGTTCGCATGAAAGACCGAACGAAGGAGAAACCAATATCTGGCTCACTCCAAGGCATATTATTGAAGCGCTCGGGCCGTTCGATCTTGACCCGTGCGCGGCAGAGCCAAGGCCGTGGCCGACGGCCAGCAAGCACTATGCCGAGGCTGATTGCAATGACCTGGAATTGCCTTGGCATGGGGTCGTCTGGGTCAATCCTCCGTATGGTAAGCATGCTGAAGCATGGCTACACAAGCTTGCTGAGCACGGAGAAGGAATAGCCCTGATCTTTGCCAGAACTGAAACGGCATGGTTTCAGCGAGTTGCCAGGCACGATTGGCTTTTGTTCTTTCCGTCTGGCCGGATAACATTTCATAAACCGAACGGTGAGCGTGGCAAAGGCAATTCTGGAGCGCCAAGTGTTTTCTTGGCTATTGGGGAAGAAAGTAAGCGTAGATTGATGAATTTCGGAGTGGCTGGATTCTATTGTAAACCTGAGTTTAATAAAGCAGCGTAGATGATTATACACCTCAACAACGGCAACCAGATACGCGGAGACCTGCTGAGGTCTGCTGTCTTGCGCTCGGATTTGTCGCCAGTTCCAGTAACGCTTGAGGCCGAAATACGGATTGATGAGGATCTTGAAGAAAGGCTATCGGAGGGCGAAATTGTCACGATTGGAAGCAGTGGCGATGCGCTTAGAATTATCAAGTCAGTGAAGGTTCTGAACAGGATGGCCCAAGGTAAGCGGGAAATGGATGCAGTCAGGATTACCGCGCTACTTGATAACTGCCACAGCATTGCGTTTGTGCGCAGCAGGGCGATAATCAAGGAAAGAAATTCTCTTTCATCAATTTACCGGGCTGCTGGGGCTTCAATCAAGGCTGTTGATGGTGATTTCACTGTGCCAAGGTTCTATTGTTTTGCCGGTGACACGCCAAGCTTTCATATAGCTAGATTGCTGCAAGAAGAGGGTGGCGTTGTTCGATGGAGGTCTGGCAGGCTGGAATTTTTCCGGCTGAAGGATATTTTTACTCAGAAGCCAGTCATGGACTTGCCCGAAAATGCATCGGATGAGTTTGATAGCGGATTCATTGAGCGGCATGAAATACCTTGGTTCTTCTCGACAAATGAAGATGGATCGATTGTTAGCGGAAACAAAAAGAATCCTCGTAGCGCACGATATGTGCCGTTTAAGGACGCCGGGCAGCTGATGAACATGACTCGTTGCCTGGTGCAAAGGAAGTCATCAAAGATTAATCTTTCGCCAAAGATTGTTGCTGGTGACGTGATTAAGTCGGTTAGCGAAAATGAAGAACTGTTTTGCGTGATAACAGTAGCTCATGTTTTTGAATCCGGGACTGATGGCTCAGGAAATAATCAGTACACAAAGCTTTGGCTAGGGACGCTTGAAGAGTGATGGATAAATACGGTTACATGCCCGGTAGATACCCTGCTGTTGTTCGATCTTACGATCAACAGAGGCGCACATGTCGTGTTGAAATGCCTGACTTGACTGAAGGCGGAGACGTTCTTCCAGAGGCAGAAATAGAGTACTCGATAGGCGATAAATCAAGGCTTGGGCAGTACGAAACAGAAATTGAAATATTGCCAGGGGATACCGTATGGATATCGTTCATAGGCGGTGACTCGCGTTATCCAATCATAACCGGCTACCGAAACCCGCAGGCAGGAAATTCAGTTGACTGGCGCAGGTGGCATCACGAAAACATAGAGTTTTTGGCGAATGTGCTGATTAATGCTCTGGCCGGTTCCGATATTCGGCTTAAGGCTGGAAATGATTTTCAGGTTAGTTCTGATGCTGATTGTCTGATAAGGGCATATAAAGATTTGAAAACCATGGCATTTGATCGCACTGAGATACGTAGCGACGGAAGGATTCTGATAGAGTCATTCGATTCTCAGATAGTCCTGCGATCAAGAACCGGGAGGGTTGTGATATGAGCGATGGGAGCGTTCCGCCGTTTGATTTAGCTGGAGATTCTGGAGAATACCAGACCTGTACTAGCGAAACATACGGGTTCGTCTATAGGGTACTCAAGTGCGAACATCACGACCACTGGTATCGGATAGATAGCACCGGCAAGTACGAAGTCTACGCGGATGGCATGGTTGTTATGGAAACGTCTGCTGATATGAGCCTTTCGGCTGAGAATGTGCATTTGTCGTCTGTTGATCAATTTGAGATTGAATCCGCATCCGGAGATATTGCAATTACTACGCCTGTTGATGTATTAATTGATGCTGACAGATGTTTGATCAACGCAGAATTATTTGTTCCAGTTCACACACCAACCCCGCTAACCAAGGCGGAGTGCGTGGAAAACGGGATGATTAATGTTAGTAAATTGTTTTCTTATTATTTGCACAACGGTATTTAGGGGTGGGTAATGGATAGTAATAAAATGCTTTTCAGCTTCAATGATATGGCCGCAGGCGACAAGGCAAGCAAGATCGTGGCGCGTTACTTTGCCCGCGCTGGCGCGAATATCGTTCAGCAGGATGTGTCTTCATCGGTAAAGCGGTCGATGGGAGTAAGTTACAGAGAAATGACGCTGACCTTTGCCGATTCTCAAACGGTTGTTCTGCGCGTGAAACAGACCGGAGACATATATCAGGTTTTGCTCAACAAAAAGTTAGTTCCGATCAAGAATCAGGATGACCATATCGCGGCGATCACCGAAGTTGTCAAAGCAATGGATTCCGGGCGATCAAAGTTCCAGAAGAAGCTTGCCATGGCGAGAGTCAAGCCACCAGCAAGTATTCGCACCGCTGCGCCAAAGATGGAGCAGGTGTTGACTGAAAAGCGTGATGCTCTGAAAGAGGCTATTGCCGCCGTCAGGGAAGAGATAGAAAGTCTGAAGGCTGCTGCTTAGCTTAGCGTCCGGGCTTTTCGCCCGGCTGCGACGGTTAGGGTGGTTGGTTAGTCAATTATCTCAATTCCCAATTTCCGAGCATCATCCTGAGTTAGTTTAATACCCTCTGGATGTTCATATTTAGCACTGAGACTGCTCCCAATCGGGTATACATTCGCGTCTAACCTAGTTGCTATTTCTCCGCTTTCGCGGAATACAGCAACGTTATTGTTAACGTCAATACGGCCAAATAGATTTTTCATTTTTCCTCTCCTTATTAATTAAAGTTTGCAACCAAACCTTGCCGCCAGTTCGACTAACTCGCGGTCTGTTGCATTTTTTCGAATCGCATCCTCGACCTGCCTGCGTACGCGGGCGCGGTCTTCATCAGATGCAAATTGAAATGATAGCTGTGGATTTTTCAATGCATCCCCAGCTAGCTCTGAAAGCGGGCCCGCCTGGTTGCCCAAGTAGGCCCATGTTAGGTGTCGGCGGGTCATTCTATCGACACAGATAGCCACTTGATAGTGGCACCTTCTGGCAGTGTGGTACTGCCTTCCGGTGGTCGTGGCCCGACTAATTGGCCTATCAGCAACTCTGCTGATTCATCGAGTTTTATCGATGACCGGTTAAACTCTACCGTGCGGCCAAGAATTTTCCCAAATAACTGTGCCGTATCAGCGTGCCCAACGGCTGATGCGGCTTTCCCGTGCGCTTCTTCAGCTTCAGCCAGCCACGCCCCGGGGTCGCTTATTGGTGTGACGCTGATTTTCGTCATGGCTTCAGAGTCCTCAAGCCTCCATGCGTCAAGCATGGAGAGTGAGAACGAGTTACAAATATAGATCATTGCGATCTCCTATTCTGCGTCACGCAGCCAGGCGTTTACCTGTTTGCGCTCTGCGGTGTTGAGTTTTTCCGGTTTCCCGGATTCAAAGAATACGATTTCCCCGTCTCGCGGGTAGTCGTGCTGATGGCTGGCACAGGATGCAAGCGTGCCAACCATTGACGCGGATTGGGATATATTGTCCCATACCGCAAAATTTCCGGCTCGTATGACTGCCGGTTTTTTTGCTGGTGCCTTTTCCACACCAGCAATTTCACCCATGCTGTACTCTGCGGCAAGGTTTGCCGCTGCGGATTCGTCTGCTGCGGTTATGTAACCGCCGCTTGTTGTGAGGAATTTTTTCATATTCCCCCCTTATATTGAGCCGCAGTCGTGGCATGCGCCGTAACTGTGCCCGTGGGGCACAAAGATCGTGCCTCCACAAAAACTGCAAGCTCCCGGGTAATAATCGCCAGGGACTTGCTCATATGCCCGCCCTTGTTCATGGCTTTGGTTTTGGTTTTGGTTTTGGTTTTGGTTTTGGTTTTGGTTTTGGTTTTGGTT